GGATGGAGCGATCTAATCCAGGAGGCAAGAGATGCAGTGGAACAGACGGAGTTGCCATGAGCCCACCTAATGGAGTTGAGACACCATACTTCTCAGTCTCGCTAACTCCCAATAACCCATCGGACTTTGCTGGACATCATCTCGATGGTCGCCTCTACTGGGAAGAGGACGCCGGAGAGATCATGATCAACCTTGAATTCGTCTGGGAACCTGTGGTTAGAAATCAAGGCATCAGGCGGGTAGCAGAGATAGTACGACTACTCGATCGCGTCACCAAAGATCTAGCCATGTATGGGTTCAAGGTAGACCCAGCAGAAGGAGCAGACGATGCAGGAGCAGAACACATCACAGAAGAAGACTATGAGAAACCAAGACAACGGATTGATTGGAGTAACGTAGTAACAGATGAAGGAGATGAGGCTCCCGACTAATGCCTGATCAGAGAAGCCGTATTGACAAGCTTAGGGCTATGGCCTTGCAGACCAACTCCCCTCGGGAAGCGGCTATTGCGAAGGGGATGCTAGAAGCACTTGGAGAGGAAGTACTACCGCCGGTAGAACCCCTTCAGTCGATTCGGTACGCAGATGCCCGACCTGATAAGAAGCCTGTGTATGGAACCTACACTCGCTCCTACTCTTACGCGGATGCTCGCCGAGACTTCGACTACTACAAGGAGATGTACGACATACTCTTTGGGGCTGAGCAAAGACGAGCTCACGAGGAACGTGTCCGTAAGCAAGCAGAAGCACAGGCTGCTGGTGAACAAGTCCATAGAGCCTATCCTTTCGGAGCTGTCCCCACAGGGGGCTTTAACTTCAGTTGGGACGAGTTCACTCCGAAGCAGGAGTTCACTGGGTTCCCGCCCAAGTCAGACGCGGAACGACGCGCAGCAGATGAGGAGGCAGAACGACGAGATAAAGATGCCGAGAAGAGACAGCGAAAGGAACGCGACGAATGGATGAGGAAGTTGTTCGGCGATGACGAGTGAGAAGTTCTCGGTTGGCGATAGGGTGATGGCGTATAATCATCGAGGAGAGAAAGAAGGGAAGGGCACGGTAGTTCCATCGCAAGACAAACGACTACTGGATTACGTCAAGATTCAGTTGGATGATAGTGGCGTCGCAATCTACTTTGCAGATGTGAACGTCAAACGTCTGGTGAAGAAGACCGCCCCTGTCCGACGGGTCAAGACCGTGGTCAAGAAGACCAGCAGGAGACGGCAGGGATAACCGTAGGCTATCTTAGCAGTGGGGAGTGGGGACAATGACCACCGGCCATAAAGTGAACGCGCATTGGCCTGAGATTAGTAACAAGTACTGGATGAAGTTCAGGGCGATGAGTAGACCTCAGAGAATGAGAGCTAACCCCAGATGTCAGATCTGTAATGTGCGGTGCTGGTGGACCGTCACTGAGAAGAGGTTCCGTCACGACTTCGGAGGAGTAGATCCAGAGCGATTTCAACATCAAGGTGGAGAAACGATTGCAGACTATGAGGGTGATGATGAGCTTACCTAACCCCCCCTCTGGGTTGTTTTTGCGTGTATGATTATGACGGGCGCGTTACCCGTACCAAACAGCGCAAGGAACTTAAGCAGCAGAAGAAATTACAGGCTCAACGCAAGTATGCCACAGGGAAGGCACGGCGATGTATTCACTGCGGGAATTGGATTCAACTCCGCGAATTGTTCTACGGTGGAAAGTCAGTCGGTAAAGCTTATATCCACGTCAACACAGATCCTAGGATAATCGACAACATTAAACATCGGGCTGAACCTCGACCCATTCCGAAAAGATAATACCGTATAAACACAGGGAAAACGGTATGTTAGGTATTGATCATAACTGTGCAGCCGTCCAAAGATTAAACTGTCACCGTGGACTCTAATACCCGTATGGCCCCTAAAGGGGCCTAGGGTATAAGATCCTGTGACGTTTGGATCTCGTGCGAGAAGCTTACAAATTAACTGTCCCTGTGGAGACTGGAAAGAAAGAAGACACTTCGGTAGAAATAAAAGTTTGGCGGTACAAAAATTCTTGAGAGAACAAGGATTATTTCTATGGGAAATGGTAGAGTGATTCCTGAGAAGTTTCCCTTAAGGCGATCATTCTAGAAAATTCAAATGGCCCTTTAGACAAAGAAGATGAGAGGCTGGGTAAAACCCCTGGGGGATGTAGAAGAGGTCAGGGGTTTCGGTTCCAAATCCAAAATCACAAACAGCGAAGGTAGGGTGAAACCCCAAACTTAGCACATTAGATGTATGTGGATCCTTCAGACAATTGGTTTTAATCCTTCCTATTGACAAAAAGTTTAGGATGACATATGCGCGTGTGCCATTTATACGGTCACGCGACGGCCATGCCTCCTAGGAAGCTGAGAGGTTGTGGGATAAACATCTAAACAACTGACTATTGACTTTGAGTTTAGGCTATGGGACAATGGTCGCATGGTCAGTCTAGTCGTCGAGCGGGACAAGGGGGCCGCCTTCTGTCCACCGACAACTTACACTGCCAACTTTAGACAGGAAGGAGGTGAGACAATGGAGAAGAAGGAATTTATTCCCATCGACTATTCCATCATTCACTACCATCGCAAGGGGTCGGGAAGGCAATGGTGCATCAGCCCATCTTGCAAGCGGAAGAAGGAGGGTAAATAACCTACCGTGTCAAAACCGGCGGCGGTAAAACTCAAAATAGCGAAGGTAAGAGGTAAGGCCATACCTCCGGGGTCAACCTTCGCAGCCGTCAACTGGGACAAGGCGGAGGAACTCCTCACTGGCCAGCATAACCCAGATGATGTGGAAATGGCCCAAGCCTCCTCTATTGCGGCTGAGGAAATAATCCAACTCGAAGCGGCTGGACGGGATAGCAAGGCAAGGAAGGTAAGATCCGAGTTAAATGCCTTCGACAATGCCCGCTTCGCCATTCGCGCCTCCTGGTGCCCCACCTGTCTCAACTTTCTCCACAACTGTCAATGCCAAGCTGAAGTGGAAAAGGTTGACATTAGCCTCATAGACAAACTAACCAGCCAATTGGGGCCGACTCATTCTCAACTACGCAAGGCCAAGAGATTGGCCAAGGAAGGAAACGGTTAGATGATGGACAAGGGACAAGATGAAGAAGGTAATGACTACAACCCGTTTCTCAAGGAGGAACCCATGGACGAGAAGTTCTGGTTGATCATCCGAGACAACTTCGAGGGGGCATGGTTGGAAGGTCGGCGGAACAACGACGAGCCCCCATACTCCAACGACAACGGGATCTACCAATTCCCCATCCGCATCTACGTTCCTGAAGGGGACGACTACCCCGTGATGGAGGTTCAGAAGAATGCCTAACCTTCGAGTCATCACGCCCACCTGCAATCACTGTGGGAAGCGGGGCGCGTTGGAAGTTGACTCCATAGCCTACAACGCCTGGAAGGAAGGAGCGTTGATCCAGGAAGTACTGCCGGACATGGACAAGGCAGATCGTGAACAGTTGATGACAGGAATCCATCCTGCCTGTTGGATCGAGATATTTGCGGAGGAAGAATAAATGGGGTCGGAAGGATACGAGATGACCGGCGTCGATGAAGAAGAATATAGGGAAGGGGTTAGACTCGCGGAAGAGAAGAAGAAGCACGAGGGCCACAACATCATATATGCAGAAGCTGGGGCACCGGGAACTGGAGGATCCTGGTACTGCTACGACTGCAAGGAATCCTTCAACTCGACCGTCCGCATCCTGGAACCGTGGGAGGTAATATGACAGACAACGACATCGACCTAATTCCTACACTTGACCACATCTTCGGAGAGGAGAACGTGATCGTGATTGACGAGAGTTACAAGTTCGAACAGGAGGATCCAATGGAGCACGACGAGCAGTGGGTTGTGGTGGCGCGAAGATGGACAGCCATCTGGGATGAGGTTCCCATGCCCGGAATCGGGGTAGATGAGGCAGATGCAAAGGCCAAAAGCGAGTTGTACGACCAGCTTCACTATGACGCCTTCCGAGCCGAGTTCCCAACCTGGGACTTCCGCCAGTTCGAAAGCCGCCGGATGCCCAACCTATCCGACAGCTTGATCCTGCAACTCTGGACCGACGACGGCCACGACTACTGGCTCCATCTGGAAGCATCAGAAGATGCGCCCTTCTGGCTGCTCACCCAATATGGCCCAGCCGACTTCGACAACTTGACAATCTACACATTTAACGGAAAGGAGGGCTAGATGAAGATAGTTGAGGATGAAGGAGTTGACATTGAGTCACCTGTTCGCTACTCCATAGAGGCAAGTTTCTGGGATATGGAGCTGCTCTCTATGGGGCTGCATAATCTCATTGAGAAGTGCCAAACCAATACCCGTGAGTTCCGAGAAGGCATCAAGAAGCGAGAAGCGGAAGGAGAAGTCTTTGACGACGGTCCAGATCTAGCAGACCAGTTGTTCGAGCCCACGGAAGTTAATACCCAAAAACTACTTGACTCGTTGATCGAGCAGTTGGGGTATGATCCGGCTAACGGGTAGAAGTCAATTCAGTTTTAGGGAGGTTAGACTGTGAAGCGGACGGAACTGGCTAGGGCCGAGACAATAGAAGAAGCGCGTGTGAAGGCTGACAACTTCCGTCAAGCCCATACCCGTGTCCAGATCAGGCGGATGAGGCCATCCGGGTTCAAGATTGTTTGGAGGGCATTCGAGAACGCGGAGGAAGGGAAGGCGGCATTGGTCAAGAAGACGAAGAAGGGAAAGAAGAATGTTTGAGAGAGATCCAGAAGAAGTTGGTCCTGAGTCGTACGAGGAAGTCTCGTTCAGGATGGATGTCCAAGAGTCGATCCACGAGTTCGAGCCTGGTCCCGATGGGAAGTGCCAAGCCCATTTAGTCAGGAACGGGATGCAGGGAGCGGTGTGTGGAAGTACACAGCGATCTTCAGTTCTTCACTATGACGAGGAGGCAGACCATCGCGAGAGGCATGATCATGGTGGTGGGGATTGTATGTGCTTCGAAGGAAAGGATTGGTAATGGGCATTGACTGGTTGAGAGATCAGGCAGACGAAGAAGCGGCGGCTGAGGCAGACAGACGGGCTAGGGGAGAAGAGGAGCCCACGCCCTTATACATCGAGTTCCAAGCAAACATGCAATCCGCTGGTTCCACAGTCTCGTCGGCTATGGGGATCCTCTACAAGTACGCTGGCGAGTCTAATGAGAAGATGATGGATCAGAAGCCCTGGAGCATTGTCTACAATCATCTCAATGAGGCTGAGAGTCATGTCGATGCTGCGGAGGAAGCATTCGACCACTACATCATGTCACACGTCAACACAGGAGATGAAGGCGGATTTACCCGAGCCGACTGCTCATATTGTCAGGAGGAAGGAAATGCTTGACGTCATCTTCATCATGATATGGGGCGCGATAGTCTGGGAGGTGGTTAGGCGGACAATAATCTTCTACTGGATCAAACGCGAGCAAGACAAGTTCGGAGGTACCATTGAGGAATACCGTGACTGGAAGCATGCGTTGAAGAAGCGGAACGGGTAATGCCTAGACCAGGAAACCCGAAGTGGTCGGGTGGACGGCCAGTTGATCATCCTAAACACAAAGAGTGGTTGGCATATACCCTCAAGAGGTCCAAGAAGCGGCGGGCCGAGAAGATCGCGTCCGGTGAGATAGTGGAACTACCCAGGGGAAGGCCCATGAAGGAAAGATGCATATGCCCAACCTGTGGAAGCGAGCATATTAAGAAGTCTGGCCCGACATGGGAGGTACAACGAACTACCAAGGGTTGGGAACGTGAAGGGTCAAAACGAAGAAGGGCGGCAAAGAAGAAATGACTCTCCAATCACGGCAGCCAAGCAAGAAGAAGTTCAGGGAGGTGGCAATAGGCAAACATATTCTTACCTTCACTTGGGAGCCGATGTTCCCAGAAAGGCTGTATGGGAAAGGGATCGCGGTTGAAGGTCCATATCCCGTCCATAAGTGGTATGCTCAGGTAGATGTCAACGAGGAAGGAATAGTAGAAAGGGTTAGATAGATGGCAAGAGAAGCAAGACCAAGACGAAGAGGTGACAACATCCCACCTGTGAGTGATTATGCTCACTGGAATGAAGATGCATATGCCATGTGGTATGCCGAGAACAGGTATGACATGGAACATGCAGATGAGATCTTGGATGACGATGATCAAGATGATAGGTATGATTATGAGGAAGACGAAGATGACGAAGGTTGAGAGTCAGGTCGAGTACTACGAGCGGGTTTACCGGAAGAAGATTTCTTGGAAGCTCCGGCTCAAGTTGATTTGGATCCGCATCCAGCACCTAATGGGAGGTCACGGTGGAAGATAAATGGGTATGTCCGGTGTGTGGGCAGAGGATCCACATAACAGGGACGACGACCAATGGGAGGTTGATCGGAAGCTGTCTTGACGCCTTCACCCTCGACTTCTTCATGCAACAGACGCGAGACTATCTACTTCGCCGAGTGGAATACCTAGTGGAGGATGGGATAGAAGAAAACGAAGATGAATGGAGAGAGTTGCAGGATGTCTTTACAGAATTGGGATTGAAGCTACGACCATTGAGCGAAGCGATGAGGATTTCCAAGGGAGAAGTTGGTGTCTTTGTCCTTGACAGCTTCAGCAACATAAAGGGGTAGATGATCATGGAAACTGACTACAAGAAACTGACCAACCGCTGCCCTAATTGCGGCCACCGCCTTGGGATGGGATCAGGCAAGAGTTGTACCGTGATAATGGGAATCCCTGATCCCAACCACGAGAAGGCCTGTGGATGCAGTAAGCACGTGAGGAAGTCATGATCGAGAAGTTACAGGCAATCTGGAACCTGGTCCATGAGTTAGATCTAGAATTAGAGAAGAAGCTAGAGGAGGGAGTCTTAGACGACGATGAAGAAGAAGTCCTAAACGAGCTACATCTTATTGAGATGAGGTTGGAAAATATGGGAGTGGTACATCCATGAGCAAGCTTCAGATTGACGAGAACGAGCTCAGGAAGCATGACCATGCTCTAGCGGCAGCTCTTGACTACTTCAACGGGTTGATCCCACATGTCCAAAAGGATGCTCAAGTAGAGTTCAAGGCTAGGTGGGGGCAGTTGGAAATGGCCTACCTGGAGCTGATGGATGTTGTTATTGAAGAAGCTGAATTGCCGGAGGAATGGGAGTGAAGGGGAAGTTAAGGATCATCCGAGTTACTTCAACTACGGATTATGCCATCACGGAGTATGAAGATGGGAGGACTGACATCAACGGGTGGACGGTGGATGGAGTAGTAGATAGCTGGTTCCACGGACAATATCCTCTTTACATGTCCCATGCTACTCGAGATACTCACAAGGTTGGCTATACTGAGAAGGTTGTGAAGGTAGAGGTAACGGACAAGGCACACGATCTATTTGCGATCAAGGTTAGATCGTGATCTGTTTACGGTGTAGGAAAGAAGCTATAACAGAGAATGTTTCGGTACTTCGTCAACCATCCATCCACAAGAGAGCTGGAGGTCCGAAGTATATTGGAACTATCCCACTATGCTTCAACTGCATGAGCCAATTGCGTGGTGAGGTTCGAAAGAGGTCAAAAACTTCGAATTTACCTCCTATTGACATCCTGTAATTAGGTATGCGACAATAGACGCATGGACGGCCAGACCGTCAAACCCGAAACCAGCAAGAAGAAGGAGGGAGGTTTATAGTCCTGTCTATACGCGACGCGACAAAGGAAGAACAGATAAGGAGTTAGATGAATGGACGACAAGCGGAAGAAAGAGATCGAGATGATCCGGGAAGCAATTGGGGGAGCGGAGGTTGCCATAGAGATCATAGAAGAATGGTTTACCAACGCAACTCCCCCATATACGGAGGAGGAAATTGACTACCACCACATTCACGACCATCTCAACTGGGCCACTCACATCATGATTCAGAAGTTGAAGGGGATGGGATGGAACGGGTAGTCATCTTCAACTCCAAGGCGGAACTGGAGGCCATGACAAGAGATCAGGCAATCCAGGTTGTCATAGCCGCTGCCGACAATCTACGAAACCAACTGGACACCGATACTCCAGGAGCTCCATACCCCTACCACTTCCTATGGTCTGACGACGGGTTGGATTATATGGACGCCGCTGCAACTCATTGGTGCGAGATCTTCAAAATCCACCAAGACTCCGACGGTCAATGGGATGAAGCTGCACGGAAGGAACTGGCTCGGCACCTCCTGACAGAAGTCGAACTGGCGAGTGACGGGGAATTTAGGCTCTGGATTTTGGGGAAGGAGCTGAGGCAAGACATGGGGTGGGAAGTATGGGACGATGAAGGTTGATTATGATGATGACAATGACCTTCGACCGACTGGGTTTGGAGGTTATATTGGGCAGGAAGCGGTAAAGGAAGTTCTGGAAGTGTCTATGGAGGCAGCACAAGAGAGGATGGAACCTCTTGAGCATACCCTTATATGGGGACCTCCTGGATACGGGAAAACAACTCTAGCCAACATCATGGCCCATGAGATGAAGGCAAAAATCATCCAGTTATTGGGAGGCAATCTCAGAAGCACAAAGGATGTGGTACCTGTCTTCACGGCCATGAGTAGTGGGACCAACATCTTTATTGACGAGATACACCGGATGTGGGCTCCAGCTCAGGAGGTACTCTATCCGCCCATGGAAGATAGGATACTCAATGAGAAGTGGGGGAGCATCATGATGACAAGTCAACTGCCTCCTTTCACCCTCATAGGGGCCACCACCATCCCAGAGAAGCTCGCCCAACCGTTTATTGACAGGTTCGGGATCAAGTTGGAGCTCGTTCCGTATAGCATAGACGAGTTGTCTCAGATCGTGAAGAACTCGGCTGGACGGTTGAAGATGACAATAGATGAGGAAGCGATAATGGAGGTGGCCAGTAGATGTAAAGGGACGCCAAGGGTAGCGAACACGATGTTGAGGCGGTTGAGAGACTTCGCCGACTACCATGGTGTTACAGAGTTAGATGTAGAATTTGTAGACGCCATCCTGAAGAAGAAGGGTTTGAAGTGGAACGTGAATTGAGTGACGCGGAATTTATCCGCAATCCCGACAACTGGCCCCGCTGGCCCATACTACCTGTGGTGAAGCGAGACAGTTCCAGGCAGATCGGGATTGTTGCCCACTTCTCTGACGACGGGACAATAGGAGGATTGAAGTACTGGTTCTACCCTGGCATGAACATGTTCGAGTTTGATGCAAGCGGCAAGAGAGAAGAGTTGACGGATATTGACAAGTTTGTTGGGGAAGGATGGAGAGTTGATTAATGTCAGGGTTGGATACTGAGTTCAAGTCGTCGGAGAAGATCCATGAGGAGACGTGGAAGGTTCGAAGGTATGGGGCCATTGAGGAGGTAATCGAGTGGGATGATAGCGTGAAATACCTGGTAGTAGTCCAGGATGTTGGTAGACCACCCTTTGTGAAGCGGAAGTTTAATAGCCGCTTGTCTGCCATCCACTTCTTTGAGAACGTGATGAAGGAGAGTCGAATTGATTAGCATCGAGATCTTGCCTGAGGACACCCAAGCGTCGATGTTCCTGTATGAGGTTTGTTATGGGACGGTGGATAGCATCGAGATCCCTAGACGCCTCCCCACAGACAACGAGGCAGCGCTTGAGTTGAAGGCACAACTGTCCGAGGTATACTGCCTTGGGCGGATCATCTTAGACAATAGGGTGGTGGGTAATAACGGTAGCGAGTATGAGAATGGGCTGGTTCAGATCAAGGTTAACCAAGCCTTTATCCTCCTAGAGAAGATCAACAGCCTACACATCCCAGAAAATGACAACTAGGTTCCACCTCGACACGGAAGGTTGGGACACAGTAGTAGAGATGATCAACTGGTGCCTCACGGATATTGAGGGATTTAGTTGGTCGTCAGAAGGAGAAGATCCAGAGGAGGATGAAAGATACGATGATTTGATGGAATTTAGAGATAGAGTTCAGAAGTTGGCCCAGAGGATGGGTCTGAAGAAGAATGAGATGAAAGGAAGAGAAGTATAATGGCACAGCAACCAGTTAGGGCTCGGAAGTCGGCTCCCACCTCTATGACGGGGTTTGAGGTTTTTGTCAGCCAGTCGATCGGAAGAATTGGATTTGATAGAAGCGGTACTGAAGGACCTGTGGAGGCGGCATTCCACCTCATTGGGAAGAACGACCCAGGGGATAATCCAACCCAACATTCTTCCTACGAGTTCAACATCCCGGGTACTGGTCAATTCCGAGTTGAAGTTGACTACACACCACCCGGCGATCCCAACAGCAATCCATTCCTGAGTGAGGCAGAATAAGATGAAAGAGATTGTCCTAGAAGTCCGGTGTGTGGGTTGCAATAGACTCGTCACGCCGGCAGAAGTGGATTGGCTGATGTTCCGTCAGACAGGTATCCCACTCCACAACACCAAGAGATGCCGGGATAAGGCATACAACAGATTTTACAACCCAGAGGCTAATCAGCCCAAGCCCAGAGCAAGTAGAAAGAAGGTGACGCCTACTGCCTAATTTAATAAGGAAACTGCCTATTGACAAAGAATTAGTGGCGTATTAGTATATGCGTATAGATCAAGCACAAGTCTTGGTCAAGATCTAGGAGGAAGAACCCAGACATGGCAATAGCGGCAAAGAAGAAGAAGCCGGTGGCGAAGGCCACAGCTGCTTCAACGCCTGTGAAGGCATCAACCAAGACCGCATCCAAGGCGACAGCGAAGAAGGCACCTGCGAAGGCAGAGAAGCCGGTTCGCACGGGGAAGTCGACAAAGGAAGCTGCGGCCATCATCTCCAAGCGGTTGAAGAAGGAAATTACCCCCGTCCGACTTCGCCGTATCCTCCGCTCTGCTGACTTCGAAGACGATGGCGGCTATACCCGCTACGATCTTGATCCGGAGACCATCGACCGACTCACCGCTGCTGTGAAGGCAGGGGCTGGGGCAACGGGTGCCGGCAAGAAGAAGGCAAAGGCCAAGAAGGTCGAAGAGGCTCCTGAAGAGCTCGATGAGCTCGAAGAGGAAGAGGAGGAAGAGGAGGAAGAGGAAGACTCTGACGAGTCCGAAGAGGACGAGGAAGAGGAAGAGGAAGAAGAGGAAGAGGAAGAGGAAGACGAGGACCTCGAAGAACTGGATGAGGACGAGGACGAGTAATCCCCCTCCCGGTTCCTTTTAGGTAGAAGTCTTTTGCGGGAAGGGTTTTGGGAATGGGTCTACATCGACAACCCCATTGGACCAAGAGGTAGTTGGTAATCCATCTACTGTAGCCAGCCAATACTCCGAGCGGCTGGTCCCGCAATAACTTCCTCCGACTAAACCCTCCTCCCTGTAGTAGATATGGGGAGGGGGGTTTTTTTGAGTAATTCCAAACATCTGCCTCTCTTTTAGGGTATGATGATCTCCTTCCCATTCCACCCTGATTCAGGTTCAGGCAGTGCCGCCAGGAAAAAAGTAGTAGAAAGCTTTGGGTGTTGTAGTTTGAGGTTTCCCAGGGGGTTTTAGCCTCTTCTACCGCCGCCCTGTGGGGCCAGAGGCAGGGTTGTAGATGTCAATTCAGCAATGGAGAGGCTGGGGGTTAGAGGTTCCCCAGCAATTATTTTGAGCTGAGAGGTTGGAGGTTCCTACGGACACCTACCTCAAACATCCCCATTGCTGAATTGACCTCCGCAGCCCATCAACAACATCCCAACATTCTCATATAAATAGTCATTGGTATAGTGTAGATGGGAGGCTTCCTTAAGCCAACCTCCTACCACTTCTACAAAGCGGTGGGCGTCCTGACGACGGGCTGAGAGGCTGAGAGGTTGCGAAGCTGAGAGGTTCCCAAGGTAGATTAGGTGAAGCTGAGAGGTTTCAGGTTGCTCAGGAACCTCAAACATCCTGAGCCATTATCCTCATCGAACCTCTATACATCGATCCTTAAGCCAACCTCTCTACCTCTACTGAAAAGGCCGTCAGGTCGTCAGGTCGTCAGGTCGTCTGACACGTTAGCAAGTCGTCAGACCGTCAGACCGTCAGACCGTCAGACCGTCAGACCGTCGCGCCAGCTCCGACGCGCCAGCGGGCAAGTCGTCGCCGTCGCCGTCAGTCGTCGCCGTCTGGCCGTCGCCGTCGCCGTTGCAATTGCCAGGCGCAAAAAATTGCCCGTTGCAACGGACCTGACGACCTGCTAGCCTGTGGCCGTCGCTCTTACGGGAGCGGGCAAGCGACACGCAGGACTGACGACACGCGCGGGAGCAACGTCAGCGGCCGGAGCGGGTCAAGTGCGCCGGTGACGCGGGCACGTTGCAACGATTGCGCCAGACACGCGCGGCAAGTCGTCGCGCGGACTTTCGACACTAGGAGACAACGACTGTGACGACCGAAGCAACAATTACGCCTCGCATGATCGCGGCCAGACTGACGACCGTCCTCAAGCGGACTGTCAGCGGCAAGCAAGTGCGCGGACGTGTCCGTGGTGACGCGGGCACACCGTTGCTCGCTCGCTTTGGCGAGGGTAAGGCGCCGTATCAGGCGCACTTATACACCGTGGCCGAAGCCAACGAAATCGGGCAAGCAATGGTCAAGGCCAGCAATGCCCGAAGCGGACTTGCGATCAAGTGGCCCGCATGGGGGAGCGTGACCCGCAAGCCAGCAAGCAAGCCAGCAAGCAAGCCAGCGGCAAGCAAGCGGGCAAGCAAGCCAGCGGCAATCGGCAATCGTGCGCCGACGCTCGCGGGCAAGCCTGTGACGGCCAGCAACGGCCAGAGCGGGTCAGACAATGCCTAGCCGCTATCAGTTAGCGGCAATCGTGGCCGATGCCCTACACGGCGCGTCTGACGCGCTCACAGGGCCAGCGGGCACGTATTGCGAGTCCTGCTATAACGCGATCGAAGCGGGCATAGCGGACGAATTGCACGACACGTACGGCGACCCTGACGACCCGTACGGCGACCTGCGAGCAGCAGCAATCGGCCAGACGCTCGCGGGGGAGCGGCTAGCCTGACCGACGGGGGATAGACCTATCGCGGGTCTATCCCCCATTTTTTTTATGGGTCAGGGGCGTAGAACTTGCTGAGAAGATGTGAAGTGAAATCCTCGAAGCTTAGTCAAGGTCATAAGGCATCTTATAAGAATGATGTATGGACGGCTGGTCAAGTCCACCACCTGCCTTCGGTTTAACCTGAGAGACCTGGGAAGGCACTTCTAAGGCAATCTGAGGCTATTTACCGTCAATTGACCGGCCTAGGTAAATACAGGATGCGAGAAGGCAGGAGAGATTCAGGTTCAGGCTGCAGAAAAGATGTTGCCAAAATGGCAGAAGCTTAGTAGATAAGATTCCATAGTAAGCTACGTATAGCCTTTAACATCTACCAGAATGATGTAAGGATGTAGCCAACCTCTCAACTACATCTCTACAAAATCCTTATCAAACTTGAACCACCCACCCTGTGGGTAATGGTAGTTTGCTAAAGATGTCTACAGGATTGCTTTCAGTTTGCCTTAAGTTGTGCTCTAAGATTTATTTCGTCTGTCCATTCGGACTAAGATTAACCAAAGATTTAGACAAACAAAACCTGTATCAATCCGGCATCAATCCAGTAGCCAAACTTAGGTGAAACTGATGTCCAAACTAGGAGCCTTGACAAAGGTTTCAGGAAGTATTAGTATGTGTACAGGCGGAGAACATCTCCGGAGGAGCTCTACCCACCGAGTTTCTCTAAAGCTTCACCAAAGCTTTATCCTCAAACTTCCTCGAAAGGGGTACGTGGGAGATCTCAGATTCGGGACTGTGATACGTTGATTGCAAAGGAGATGCAGTTGGGAAGAACATCACACAGAAATCATCGACAAACTGGAACCACCCCTCCAGGTGATTGCCAGAATGATAGGATGATTGATCGTGTGATAGTTTATGACCCAACTTTCACAGTTCATTCCTCGAACAATCAACAGGTTTACCTGCAAGCTTTACCTGACATCCTATATGTGGGTAATGGCAGTTGTGAACACTCATCAATCTACCAAGTTCAGGATGTTTGCCTGATTTGCTTCTTCAGAGACGGGTTCCAAAATGAGATTCCAGGGCGAATGCACTTCTCCAAACAGCTGACAGATAACGGGAACCCACAACAGACAGGGCGACTGATGTCCCACGTCAGCATCGTGGAAGGTTTTAGACCTCCGAAACCGGATCAAAACTTGCATTCATATCGCCTCGCGCGTAAGCAATATTCTAGTCCCGCGCACAGGCTGTTCCCATTCACTTCTGCCCTGTGGGAGCTAATGAGCTTCCAACCACCTCTTGCAACACCAACAATTCTGCTCGTTTCTGGCGAAAAAGCTCCGAAAATCGCTGAAAAGCTCGATATTTCGCTCTATAATCTCCAAGAACGGGTTCAAAAAGGAATAAATCTAGCGGTGGGGTTCCTACGAGTATGAAAAACGTCACTCCGATCGAGGAAATGCCCAAACCAGCTCGAAAAGATCCAAATCGTACTCGTTATGAGGTTGGGAAGCATCCACAGACGAAGCGAATGGCGAACTTTCGAGAAGCACAAGCGAACAAGTTGATGGTCGTCAAGACTGACGAAGAGATCGAAGCAGAGATCATCGAGGCTAATGCTGGAACTCACGTTCAGTATATGCCCATGAGAATCCACATGGAGAAGGCTGCGATGGCTCTGGCTGTGGGATGGTCCCGCAACAAAGCTGCCCGATTTGCTGGAGTCAATCCTCGGCAAGTTACCAAGTACATGCAGAGCAACCGGTTTCGTGAGCGTGTCACCGAGCATCGCCAGATTGCGATGTCTAAGATCCAGGGACGCCTCATTCAGGAAGTTGGGAAGCGTGTCAGCCCTCAGAAGATCAGCACCCTAGAACCTCTCGACCTTGTCAGGTTCTACAACATGACAACCGGTGGAAAGGATAAGGGACTCGCGGATGGCGTTACCGTCAACATCAAGTACGACCAAACGTTCAACTCTATCGTTGCCACGATCCAGGCTGCTGAGTCTTCCGGGGGTGAAGGCGAAGATTTTCCAGAATACGGGCCTGAAGACCTTCTCATACCAGGCGGCGATTCATCGGAGTAAAGAACGCTTTCTCGTAGTCTGTGGTGGAAGACGAATTGGGAAGTCCGTTATCGGAGGAAGGGAAGCATATGCCCAGCTCTGCATCCCGGGTTCCAGGGTCTGGATCGTCGGCCCGAATATGGACTTGGCGGAGAAGGAGTTCCGCGTCGTATGGAAGCTCGCAGTTGAACGAGAGTTCATCCCGGTTCGACGCAAGTCAGAACGAGAGCTCTTCATCGACTTCGACAACGGATCGTTCATTGAGTGCAGGACCGAAGAGAACCCAGACCAGCTGATCGGAGAAGGACTCGATCTAGCAGTACTCGCAGAAGCGGCGAGACTAAAGAAGAGAACATGGGACCAGTACATCAGGCCGGCATTGGCCGATCGGCACGGAAGGGCCATCTTTACTTCTACCCCTAGAGGGTTCAACTGGTTCCAGGACTTCTACCGATGGGGACAGAAACTGGAGGATGGTTCTCCGGTCCCGATCGCGGACGAATCTGGCAAGACATACAAGCTACATCCCACCTGGCGATCCTGGCAGATCCCATCCAAGAGTAATCCAATTCTGCCGGACTCGGAAATCGAAGAAGCACGACTAACATCATCCCCCGAAGCTTTCGCTCAGGAGTGGGAAGCCAAGTTCATTGCCTACGGTGGACTCGTCTTTCCAGAGTTTGATGAGACGATCCACGTTCGAAACCACGAGTTCAACAATGGTCTACGCACTGCCCTCTTCGTTGACCCAGGAGGAAGTGCCCCTTACGCTGTACTTCTTGTGCAGATTACTCCAGAAGAAGAGATCCACGTCCTCGACGAAATCTACTCCACTGGGCGGGTCACGGACCAGATCATCCGCATGGCCGAGGAACGGTGGGGCCACTGGATCTTGAACGACTACAACAACCCCCGAGAAGAACTGGACGTTATCATCGACCAGGCAGCACAGGAAGCGTCTTCCACCTGGAGATTGAGAGGTTACCGTGCATGGGGCGGGAAGCCGAAGATCAAGCAAGGTATCGAGGTGCACCATAGATTCTTGCGGGATCCTTTGCGCAGCACTGATTCGCTCATCGTTCCAAGAATTACATTCTCTCCCCTCTGCAAAAACGTCATCAAAGAACATCTCAACTACCACTATCCCGACGAGAGTCGAAAGCGGATAGATACCAATAAATCCGAGCTACCTGTGGATATAGATAATCATACCATCGACGCGATGAGGTATGGTTACTTCAGTCTATTCCCACAGCTCTTCAATGAGATTCCGCGGAACGAGGAATACGACTCAGTAGATCTTGAGGAACTATTCCCAGCGGATATCAAGAGGATGCAGATGGAAGACTCATACTCACTCACGATCCCTGACCGTCAGTTCAGCTTGGGTGACTATTGAGAACGGTCCGAGTACTGGATCTTTTCTGCGGGGCTGGCGGGGCTGCACTCGGATACAACTTGGCAGGATATGAGGTTTTTGGGGTGGACATTAAACCTCAACCCCGTTATCCTTTCAAGTTCCTGGTCCGAGATGTCGAGAGGTTCCTCAAGTACCACTCACTTGAGAAGTATCACCTCATCCACGCCAGCCCGCCTTGTCAGGCGTACAGTCAGATTCGATTCGCTCACCCAGAGATCGTACATCCGGAGCTAATCGACTCTATACGCGCGTTACTCCATAGAACTGGCAAGCCATGGATCATTGAGAATGTTCCGGGGGCTCCACTAATTGATCCCATCATACTCTGTGGTACCCACTTCGGATTAGGTGCTACTGGGAATGACGGGATCTATCGACAGCTCCGACGACACCGGCTCTTCGAGAGTAATCTCAAACTCTCAGCTCCAGCGGCCTGTTCACACAGGGGTAAGACAGTTGGGGTTTACGGTGATGGTGGGGGTTATCGCAGAGAGCCATCAACCAAGAAGATGTACACAGCAATCAAGAGGGAGGCAGAAGAAGCACTCGGGATCATGGGTATGACGATGATCGAGTACGCACAAGCCCTTCCTCCGGTCTACACCAAACATCTGGGTAAGCAGGCACGACCTCAGATATTCAAACCTCCATTCAGGTGAGATACTGTGAATCGATGGCAGAACGGAATTGCTCGGATAACGGGCATAGATCAATGGGTGGAATCCCAGGAGAAGGATAATCTCCAACTGAAGTCTGCCCTCGAAGATGTCCAGACCAGCTACTCCAAGCTTGAAAGGTATCTTGAGGATGTCGACTACCTCAATCTGTTCGATCCCTTCTACGGGAACGACACGGACATCATTCCAGCTGCAAAGCGAAAACAAACCATCACCAGGATTCGCCGCTTGCGGCACGAGAATCCAATCGCTAAACAAGCCGTCCGACTTGCTGTCCGTTTTACGTTCGGACGTGGAGTTTCTTACATCATCAACGAGAGGAAGCCGAAGCGGATCATAGACGCCTTCTGGAACGATCCTATCAACGAGGCTGTCTACACTTCTCACATGGCGATGAAGGATCGGTTCGACGAGACTCTGACCGACGGTGAGAAGTTCTTCGAGCTCTACTGCACACCATCGATCGCACCATACGTTCGTATGAGCGAGTGTCCGATGGAAGAAATCGTCGACATCATTGATCATCCCAAGAACCGTGACCTGCCTCTGTTCTACAAGCGAGTCTATCGTGAGTACGTTTATGATGCTACTCGCGGCGGTGGTCAGTACGTTCCCAAGGATGACAAGCCCAAAACTCGGTATCTTTC